GGTGTAAAGCCAGCGGCGCCGGTCGATCTCGCTGCGGCCCAGCCCGTCGTCCCAGACGATCACGTTCTCCCACTGCGACCCCTGCGCCTTGTGGGCGGTGATCGCCCAGCCGAAGGTCGCCTCGGTCAGCAGGCGCTTCTGCTTGTAGTCGCGGTCATGGCGCTTGTCGTCGTAGGCGACGTGGTCCTCGAAATGCCCCTTGTAGATGCGCAGCCGGCCCGGACGCCCGTCCTCATAGGGCTCGCCGATGTGGCGCCCGTCCTCGTCATGGACGACAGCGGAGAAGTAGAGGCTGCCCTCGTTGACGATGTCCTCGAGCGTCACGAACATCCCGTTGATCAGCCCCAGATCGTTCTGGTTCTTCAGGCAGATGATCTTCTCGGCCGGCCCCGTGGGCAGCCAGGTCCCACCGAGCCCCGCAGCCGCGCGCATGGCGTTGTTGATCTGCAGCCGCGTGGCGTTCAGCCCGCAGATCAGCTGGCCGCCGCGCAGCGCCTGTTCCGGCGTGATGTCGCCCTTGCGGAGCTTCGCGACATGGTCGTCGTAGACGCCGAAGCCGATGGGCCGACCCTCCCGCGCCATGGTGGCGAGGCGGATGATCGCGCTCTCGGCCGCCTGGCGGTGGATCTCGGTCAGCATCACGTCCGGCTCGTCGCGGGTGAAGGCGCCTTCGCCCCGGATCGGCGGCAGCTGGCCGGGATCGCCGAGGACGAGGATCGGCTTGCCGAAGCTCATCAGGTCGCGGGCCATCTCCTCGCCGACCATCGACACCTCGTCGAGCACGATCAGCCGGGCGTCGGCCGCGTCGCTCTGCGGGTTCAGGGCGAAGCGCGGGTGCTTCATCGCCGAGAGCCCCTGGCGCATCGCCTCGATCGCGGCATCGGCCGTGGTGCGCGCGAACCCGGTGAGACGGAGGGCGTCGCGTTCGGCCAGCGCGATCTTTCGGGCGGCTTCCTCGATCTCCTCCTCGGTCGACTCGATCACCGAATAGATCAGGCTGTGGATGGTGCGCGCCGGCGTGCCCTTGCGGGTCAGCACCAGCGCGGCCTTGCCGGTGAAGGTGGCGGTGACCACGCCGGGCACGCATCGGCCGTCCCGCGCGCTGCGGTGGGGCGAGAGGCCGAGTTCTTCGAGCGCGAACTTCAGGACGGTGCTCTTGCCGGACCCGGCATAGCCGAAGAGCCGGAACACCTGCTGCTCCTCGGTTCGGGTCTCGAACCACTCCTTGATCTCGCGGATCGCGGCGGCCTGCGTGGCGGATGGGGTGAACTCGGTCATGGCTGAGGCATCTCCACTGCGTAATCCTTGACGATCCCACCGCGGGTCGGATCGCCGACCTCACACTGGCGCACGAAGACCCGGCGCCCGTCGGCCAGTTGCCGCCAGTGACCGCGACGTACGTGCCAGCGCGGGCTGGCGTGACTGCCGCCCTGCGGCGGCGTTACCGCGCGCAGGCGCGCTGGATCGATGGCGACCTGGCGCCAGACCCATCCGCGCATGCCCTCGCGGGACAGGCGGGACCGTTTTGCAAGCGACACCTTGCGGTCGCGGATTTCAGGCGAGGCGCCGAGGATGGTCAGGGCGCGCCAGACGATGCCGGCAGCGACTTCGCCGTGACTGCGGACCGTCTCGTCGTGTCGCTCTGAGGGGTTGCCCTCGATCTCCGCCTTGCCGTCCGGATGCATCCAGATCCGCACGAGGCAATCCGTCCAGCCGCGCGGCGCCCGCTTGCGCATGAGGAACGTGGCCTCGACGATGTCACCGTCGGCGCGGGCGCATACGATCAGGCCCGAGGGAGACGCGCGCTGCTCGCGCACCTCGAAGATCACGGACGGGTGCGGCAGCCGAAGCGGACCGGTAAAGACCCGGGTCATCGCGCGGTCGACGCTGTCGCCATCGAAGGCGGCCTGATCGTCGAAGAAATAGATCGGCGCGAACTCCGCCGCTCCGAGCAGGCCGGAGCACCAGAACCGGTCGCGTTGTGCCCGCACGATCCGCTTGAGTTCATAGGCGTCGGGGATCATGGCCGGGGCTCCGCCCGTTCGCGGCTGAAACGCTCCCCGTTCGGCGGGGAAACGCGCCACTGGCGCCTTTCCTGCTCCGCCTCACCGTTTCCGGGACGCCGCTCACCCCAGCACCGTTTCGCCCAGGCGCAGGGCGCGTGCCACTTGCCGGCCGCCATGCCGCCGCGGCATAGGACGGCCGTGGGCTCGGCCGCCGCGCGCGGCAGCCATTCCCCGGTCTCGGAGGCCCGCACCACGGCGACGGCGCGATCCGACATCTCCTGCGCGAGATGCGCACCGAAGGGCACGAGCTCGGCGTGCAACTCCATCGTGTCGCGGTTGAGCGCGGTGAACAGTGCCGGCGCTGGCAGGTCCATGTAGGCCTGGTAGAGCGCGATCTGGGCGGCGTAGACCGGCCGGGCGAGGCTGACGCCGCGCTTGACCACGTCCTTCCAGCTGGCCGCGCCGAGCGCCTTGTTCTCCCAGAGCGCGGGATAGTCCATCGCGACGGGGCCCGAGACGAGACAGCCGTCGATATGGCCCTTGAAGCGCCCGCCGAGGGCCTCAAACCCGAACTGGCGACCATCGGGGCGCTCGGTGCGCAGGTCGAAGCCGGCGATCCGGAACCAGCCCGCGACGATGTCCTCGGCCCGGTGGCCCGCCTCGAAGATGCGCAGCGTGCGCGGCGCGAACTCCTGGCCCTCGTCCTTCGGCACCGCGAGGAAGTCGTACTGGATCTGGCGCAGGCAATCGCGGCCGAGACCCGAGGAGCTGACATAGGTCCGCGGACGCTCGGCGCAGTGGCGCGCGGACAGCGCCGTGTCGATGGCGGCAGACACGGCTTCGGCGATGGGAGGACGTGGCGCGCCGGCGCCGTAGAGGAAGCCGGATTTGTGGTTCAGGTCGATCATCGCTCGCGCTCCCAGAATCCGCCGGCCGGCGCGATGCAGGTCAGCTTGTGGAACTGCGCGTCCGTCAGCCGGGCGCTGTCGCCGAACCGCGCGAGCTTCTCGCGGAGGCTGTCGCAGAACTCGATCTCGAAATCGGTGACGGCGTTCTCGGCGGCAGCCTCGAGCAGGTGCTTCCAGCTGCAGGACGCGGTGTCGTCGTTCAGGTCGATCATCGCGCGCCCCCTCAGAACGGAATGGGGTCGTCGAGGGCCGTGCCGGTGCGCTCCTTGCGCGCGGCCTGGTCCTGCATGCTGTCGATGTAGCCGGTGACCGCCGCCTCGATCAGGCGGTCGATGTCCTCGGCGCTGCGATGGAAGAAGGGCTCCATGAGCCCGAGGTCGGTAAGCGCTTCGGCGAAGAGCGTCCGCGCATCGCGGATCGCCTGCGCCTCGCGCGCGGTCTTGTCGATCATGCCGTTGTTCCTTTGGGCGATGGCGCTGCCCGTGTCCTGACAGCGGCGCGAGCAGAAGTGGTGGTAGGGGTGGCGATCCCAGCGGAGGCCGTGGCAGTAGCCGAAGCCGCGCGCCTCGCGGGCGCAGACGGCGCAGAACGCTACCCGAGCAAGAAGGTCGCGATCGGGTCCTCGGGCGGCCAGTCCGCCCTCTGGAGCTTTTCGGACTGCAGCACGATCCAGCGCGAGATCGCCTTGCTGGCCATGGCTTCGAGGTCGCCGAGGCTGAGGCTTGCGATGGGGGCGTGCAGTCTTCCTCGGGCCTCTAGCCATCGTCCGATCTCCAGCGCCGCCTCGCGCGTCACGTGCGCCTGCCATTCATCCGGGGTCATCGGCCCGGCAGGATCGCGCCGGGCCTCGGGCGGGGGCGAAGGCCGACCGGACCTCCGCCGCCGTGCTGCCGACCGCGCCTCACCCATTGAGCCAGGCGGGCATGCCGGTCGCCGGCGCTCCGCTCGGCGCGGACGGCGGGGACGCGGGCGGCTGCTGGGCGGGCGGCTGCTGTGAGGGCGGTTGCTGCGCGGGCTGCTGCGGAGCCGGCGCCTGCGCGCCCCAGGCCGGGGCCGCCGCCGGGGCTTGCGGCTGCGCGCCCCATGCCGGCGTGGGCGCCTGCCATCCCGGCGCCGGCGCGCTCGCGGCTTTCCGCGGCGGGGCATTGACGGGATCAGGGGGCACGGTTTCGCCGCGCATGATCGGAGCATGCTGCGGCTCGTCGGGCAGAACGACGTTCGCGATCCGATTCTGGTCGCGGTATTGGGGGTTGGACGCGGGCTCCACCATGATCCGCGCGGCGAAGACGATGCCGTCGAGATGCTTGAGCCCGGGCAGCACCCGCTTGGCCTTGGCGTCGGGGCTCTCGTCCCTGGGATCGAGCCCGAGAGCGCTGTCGACCATCGCCCGAAAGGTGGATTTCGAGATCTTCCAGCCGATCGACTGGCCCTTCTCATCGACCTTGCCGCCCGCCACGGTGAAGCTCTGCCAGAATTTCCGCCGGGCATGGGGCCCCTCGAGGATGGTGAACTCGCAGTCCAGCATCTTCGCGTCGCTCGACTGCGAGGCCTTCAGGAGCTTCGCGTCCATCGGCGTGGCGCCGTCGACGCCGCCGGGGCGCACGGTCAGGCGGACCTTGGCGAAAGTGCCGTCGGGGATCAGCTCGCCGATGGGGGCCATCTGCGGCTGGGCGTCGTTGAGATCGTAGCTCATGGGTCTGTCCTTTGCGTCTGGATCAGGAAGGGATTGCGGATTGGGTGGGCGCGCGGCCGTCGATCTTCGCGATCAGCGCGCCGAGATCGGGCGGCTCGGTCACATCGAGACGGCCGGAGCGGTCCTTGGCGGGAAGGCCCCAGGGGTTGCCGGAGCGGCAGACGAGGCGGCGCTCGGCGGAGGTCTCCTCCAGGGTCCATTCGCCCTTGGCGTCGCGGCCGAAGAGCTGCATCGAGACCACCTGGTCGACGATGCCCGGCAGCTCGCGCCCGGCCTTCGTGCCCTCCATCTGCGGCTGCCAGGTCGTCGCGCCGAACTCGTCGGTGACCTTTTCGAGCACGCCGACGAAGATCACCGTCTTGCCGCGGGCATGCTGGAGATGCTTCAGCGCCTGGATCACCTCGCGGCCAAGCAGCCCGTAGGCGCCGCGGACATCCGGCTTGCCGGTCCGCTCGGAGAAGGCCTCCGGCTGCTGGCGGGCATAGGCCATGGCCTGCCGCGTCAGGTCGGTGATCGAGTCGACGAAGACGATCCGTTTCCGGGCGAGAAAGTCCTCGATGCCGGTGCCGAGATACTGCTGCTGCAGCCAGGCGTGATACTCGGCGCCGTACCAGGACTTCGGATGCTGGGCCGGATCGTGCCCGCCGATCAGTACGGCGAGGTCGCGGAAATCGGTGAAGCTGCGCACCGGGATCGAGTCCCCGCGCCAGTCCTGCACCGACTTCATGCCGGCCTCGAGGTCGAGGCAGACCGTCTCCTCGGCGGGCAGCGTCTTCAGGAGCGTCGTCTTGCCGACGCCGGGCGGGCCGAAGATGGCGAGGGACGTCTTGTTCTCGGTGGCCGAGAGCCGTTCGTCGGCGGTGATGATGCGGAAGGCCATGGGGTTCTCCGGAGGTTGCGTTCAGGGTGCGCGGCGGCGGGGGTGACCGGGTGCCGAAGGGGAACCTGCCCGGCGTTGCCGACCGGGCGTCCCGCCGCCGCGCGTCACCGGTCTCGAGCCTCGAGCCGGAAGACGGGTTTGCCGGTGGTCTCGCTGCGCGCGTCCGCGAAGCCCTCGCGCATCGCCGCGGGCCAGGCGCCGAAACGCCGCTCGGGCACGCGGTAGGCGATTTCGAGATACTCGGTCGGATCGTCGCCGGCGGCGCGGATGCGCTCGGCCATGGCGGCGAGACGGTCCTGATCCCACGCGACCTTCTTGGGCAGGTCCGCGACGATCACGACGCCCTCGTCCTCGACGCGCACGGTGCCGCTGGTCTTGCCCTGAACGGTTCGCTCGGCCGCGACGGCGGCCTCGTAGCGTTGCGCGATTCCGGCCTCGAGCCGGTCCCGCAGCCGTTTCACGCGGGCGGTCTCGGCGAGCGCCGTCGTCTGCAGATCCAGCAGCATCTCGGGCGGCAGCGCCGCGATGTCGCCGATGGCGAGACCTTCAAGATCAATGAGGCGGGGGGCATTGTCGAGGTGCGGCATGGCGGGGTCTCCGTTGGAAGGGAATGGCAGGGCCATCACGCGGCGCGCTCTTCGAGGAGCAGCGCCGAGAGCGAGGCGTTGGCGGCTCTGGGTCTGGGTCGCGCGACGGCGATGTAGGCGAAGCGATCGGGGCCCACGCGCTCCTGCACGAGGTGGACGAGGTCCTTCTCGAAAGCGCCGAGCGCGGCCTGACCGAGATCGGCAAGCTGACGGCGCTCGGCCTCGGGCAAGGTCGAGATCACCGGCGTGACATCGATCCCGAGAAAGCCGCGGTGGTACTCGATCCGCGCGCCGGCCTCGGCCTGCGCGATCCAGGCGTAGAGCTCGACATCAGTGAGCTTCGGCATCGCCACGCGAGCGCCGATCGGGGTTGCGGCGACCATCAGCATACCCGTGCGGCCCGCGCGGGGTCCGCGGTCAGACGGCGGTGCGCGTGGCCGGCACGCGCGACGGCCTCGCTGATCTTCAGGGCGCGCTGAAGCTGGCTCTGCTCGAAGGCTTCGATGTCGGCGAGCCGGTAGAGCACGCGTCCGCCGAGCTTGAGGAAGGCCGGCCCCTGGCCGTTGTAGCGCCAGCGTTCCAGCGTCCGGTGGGAGATCCCCCAGCGCCGGGCCAGCTCCTTCTGGTTCAGGCAATGCCTCTGCAGCATCGGTGTCTCCTCTCGTGTCGTCGTTGAGGAGACAGTGCGCAATTACGGTGTGGGATGTCGTGGGGACTGGCGGGGGATGCGGAGGGGGATCAGTCGGTCCTTGCAGGACTGGCTCTTGGCCGTTGACGGGGCGCCGCCATCCCCCACCATCCCTCACCCATCCCCCTCCCGATCCCACAGGGACCGGGCGGACGGGGATCGCTCAGTCGAGATTCAGACGGTATCCGCCGCGCCGGTCGGAGCGGATCAGATGCCGCCAGTCCTTCTGCGACTTGAAGACGTCGGCCATGCGCAGGCTCTTCGAGCCGGCGCGCGACAGGATCGCCTTGCCATTCTGCCAGGGCGCGCCGGCCTGCGCCGCCTCGTGCAATGCGCGCACCACCTCCGCCTGGATCGGGCCCAGCTTGAA